TGCCTTTACATATTGGACGGAAGATATGAATGGTAAATGCTTATCTTGTGATAGATCATACCCACATAGAGGTATGGTGTTGCAGGATTGGGCAAGAGATAAATACCCCTTGAAAGAAAGAGAGGACAACGTGACAGTATTACAGACACAACTTCTAACACCTAAGATCATGCAGTATAGAGGTGTTAAGGAAAAGACTATGGATTTCTATGGGGTGCAAAGCTTTGTAGATGCAGAGGGAGAGATACAGAAACAAGCTTACATCTATCCATCAGGTGGACGTAAGATGCGTACCATGCCCAAAGACTTTAGGACAGAGGCAGGGTTCAAGAGTGATGAACTGTTTGGCATGGATAAGTTCAATGCTGGATCTGCTAGGCTTGTTGTTGTAACAGAGGGAGAGGTTGATACCCTGTCTGCATTCCAGATGCTTGACCATAAATATCCATGTGTATCCTTACCATCTGCGTCACCATCCAAGAAGTTATGGCAAGGTGCTGCAAAAGAATGGCTCAATAGCTTTGATAAGATTGTGTTGTCGGTTGATACGGATGATGCAGGGAATGCAATAGCAGATAAGATAGCCAACCTGTTTCCGAATAAGGTGTATCGAATACCGCATGACAAGTACAAGGATGCCAATGAGTTCCTAGAGTCTGGTGCTGCAACGTCCTATCGATCTGCATTCTACAACGCAAAGAAGTATACACCACAGAATGTATGGAATACACCTGAACAATTCTTAGGCATCCTGCACGAAGAAGACGATGCAATGTACCTACCCACAGGTATTGCAGCCTTTGACGAGGTAGCCTTAGGGCTAATGCAAGGACACTTGACAGTGTTCCAAGCACCCGAAGGTATTGGTAAGACAGAGTTCATGAGGTACCTAGAGTATCATATGTTGTCCAAGCACACAGATATTCCCATTGCTATCTGTCACCTTGAGGAGACAAAGAAACGTGGGTTGCTGGGGCTAGTGTCCTACAAGCTACAACGTAACCTTACCCGCAAGGATCTGATCGACGAGGCACAGATGGGGGAGGAAGTGGATCAGGCATTGATTGAATTGACAGAGAAAGAAAACCTTTACCAGTTTACTATCGGGGTGGACGAAGATCCAATGGAGATACTAAACAGGATCAGATACTTTAGTCAGGCATGTGGTGTGAAGTATGTATTCTTCGAACCTATCCAAGACTTGGCCTACTCAAGGCAGGGTGACGAGAGTATCGAGAAGTGGTTGTCGGCTTTGTCCGTACAGCTATCCCGTATGGCGGCTGAGTTAAACGTAGGTATCGTAACCATCGCCCATGAGAACGATGACGGGCAGATAAGGGATTGTCGGACGATTGGTAAACGTGCTAGTGTTGTTGTCAAGTTAGAGAGGGATAAGATGTCGGAGGATGACGATGACAGAAACACCACCAAACTCTTGGTCACAAAGAACAGACCAGCAGGAACAACAGGACATGCAGGATCACTCACCTTCGACGGAGACACCTTCATGCTCAGAGAAAAGTTTGATAGATTCTCCTGATGATCCGCATGATGAAGTCATACATTGGATAGGTAAGTTATGAAGATAGTAGCAATGGACATAGAAACAGATAGCTTAGATGCTAAACACATCTGGGTTATCTGCTCAAAGGATGTCAACACAGGTGAGGCCCATGTGTTTAGGAACCTTACCTCTGATGCTGCAGAGATGCAGAGATTTAAAACCTACTGCAAGGGGGTGAGCAAATATGTTTTTCACAATGGCATTGGTTTTGATGTGCCTGTCATTAATCGTTTACTTGGAGATACCATTCAACCCAGTGCTGTTGTTGACACTCTTGTTGTCTCTCGTCTTGCTGACTACAATATATCTATGGGTCATAGCCTAGATGCATGGGGCAAGAGACTTGGACTGTACAAGGGTGACTTCAAAGACTTCGAAGGTGGCTTGACACAAGAGATGGAAGACTACTGCATCAATGATGTAGAGGTGACTGTTAAATTGTTCAACAAATTCAAGGGTATGATCTTCGACAAGCAATGGTCTAAGGCTCTACGCATGGAGCATGACATTCAGATCATCTGCCATGACATGCACACCAATGGGTTTAAGTTTGACGAGGACATGGCAGAGGAATATCTGGGCGGTGTGCTAACACGCATGGCAGAGTTAGAGGCACAGTTCCAGATCGACTTCCCGCCTAAGCTTGTCGAGGTCAACCGTATCAAGTATCGGATGAAGGCAGATGGTAGCCTGTACAAGAATGTAACGGATGCCCTTGGCAAGTACAGTAAGACATACAAGGATGGGGAGGATCTGGTATGCATGGAGTATGTACCATTCAATCCCGGATCTACACCACAGAGGATCGACAGGCTGTGGGATGCAGGGTGGCAACCAGTGGACAAGACCAAGGGGTATCTAAAGTTTGAACGTGAACGGATACCAGATCAAACACGGTCAGCTAAGTTTGCCAAGTATGGGTGGATGTGCAATGAGACTAATCTCAACACACTACCTGATGATGCACCCTCAGGGGCTAAGGCATTGGCTGAGTGGTTGACACTAGAAGGTAGACGATCCAGTCTTGACGAGTGGTTGAAGTGTGTAGGCAAGGACGGTAGAATACATGGTAAGTTCCATCACATTGGGGCATGGACGGGTAGGCTGTCACACTCTGCACCTAACCAAGCAAACATCCCTGCAGCCTTCCACGGCACACCGAAGACAGATGTGGAGAGGGTGAAGGCTAAGTATGACGGACCATTCAGAGGATTGTGGACGGTAGAAGAAGGCAACTATCTTGTGGGTACAGATGCAGAAGGTATCCAGCTACGCATACTGGCAGACCTGATGGAGAGCCAAGAGTACATAGATGCTATCATCACAGGTAAGAAGGAAGACGAGACAGACATCCACAACCTAAACCGTAAGGCTCTTGGCCTACCACATATCACCAGAGATATGGCTAAGACTTTCATCTACGCCTTCCTGCTAGGTGCAGGTACTAACAAGATCGGGCAGATCCTCAAGACATCTACGGGTCAGGCTGGTCAGGCTGTTAACAACTTCATGGATAGTATCACTGGCCTCAAGAAACTAAAGACTAAAGTAATTCCTGCCATTGCAGAGAGAGGCTACTTCAGAGGGTATGACAGTCGCAGGGTTGTTGTCCCGAATGAACATAAGACCTTGGCAGGTATGTTGCAGAATGGTGAAAGTACCATCATGAAGTGGGCTACCCGCAAGTGGATAGAGGATGCAACAAAAGAAAAGATTAAGTTCAAGCTGGTCACATGGCCGCATGATGAATGGCAGACAGAGGTAGAAGGATCGTTAGATGCAGCAGAAAGATTAGGGGAAATACAACGTAACTCTATTGAGTGGACAGGCTTAGAGCTAAACATCATGTGCCCCCTTGCAGGTTCTACAGATATTGGTAAATCTTGGCTTGACACACACTAGAATATAAGATACAAACGAATCACGAAACGCCAGCATAGGAGATTAGCATGGCAAAATATCAAGACGTAACAACTACAGGCACCATCGAGTGGGCACGAATCTTTGAGAACAACCGTGACATGAATGGTTACGAAGGTTCCTATGTGGAATGTGAAGGTGCATACACATTGAACCAGATCTTATCTAAGGATGAGTTCACAAAGCTTCAGGCCACAGGGTCACAGAAGAAGCCTAACCAGAAACGACTGATGGAAGGTCAACTGTCTATCAAGTTTGAACGTAAGCACAAGGTCACTCGTCGTGATGGTTCTGTCTTACCTCAAGCAGGTGGAGCACCAAAGGTAACTGATGCTGATGGTAATCCTTGGACAGAAGAGATGGGTCTGATCGGCAATGGATCTACTGCAGAGGTGACTAACCTTATCACCACCTTCAAAGGTCAGGATGGTAAGATGTATAGTCGTACCACACTGACTGGTCTTAAAATCCTTGAGCACATCAAGCATGAGGAGAAAGCAGAGGAGATGGGTTGGTAATGGAAAACATTATCCTGAATATAATTGCTGCCTTTGTATTGGGGATGACAGTAGCATTCCTGATTGAGACACATCAACTGAAGAAGAAAATTAAACAGATATTGGAAGACTAAAAATGATTGTAGCATCTTACATTGATCACATGGGTACTGACTTGTCGGTAGTCAACAGTGCACGAGTTTCCTTCGGTAAGAAGTCTGACTTCATGCCAAGGGTGCATAACGGTGAGGCTAAGGTGCTACAACCAAAGGACGCCAAGTTGATCAAGTACCTAGCTAAACACAAGCACCTCTCACCCTTCGGACATGCCTTTGCATCGTTCCACGTTAAGGCACCTGTGTTCGTAGCTAGGCAACTTGTCAAGCATAAGTTCTTACGTTGGAATGAGATTAGTCGTAGGTATGTGGACAGTGAAGTTGAGTTCTTCTCACCTAAAGAATGGAGAGGACGTAGTGCTGACAAGAAGCAAGGGTCTGCTGGTGTCGTGGAAGTTAGAGGTAGTGTACCAGTTGGTAGGGCTATGTATGCTTGCAAAGATGCTTATGAAGGTTTACTTAAAGCTGGTGTCTGCCCAGAGCAAGCCCGGATGGTGCTACCCCAGAGCATGATGACTGAGTGGTACTGGTCAGGTAGTTTGGATGCATTTGCTGACATGTGTAACCTACGATGTAAGCCCGACACACAAGCAGAGACAGCAGAGGTAGCATGGGATATTGATCGTATGATGATTAAATTATTTCCTGTAAGTTGGAAAGCATTGAGGGATAGTGACTGATGAGAGGTAATATCAACGGAGCAATCAAGGCGTCAGCTATTGTAGCATTACTTATAGCTGCACCGCCCGTACTAATAGCAATGACATACGATGAGTATCCAAAGTACTGCAAGCTATCGATCTTACTACCATGTATAGGAGTTAGTAATGACTAAGAAACTAAAGAAATGTGTAAGCTGTGGTGGACCTGCCAAAGAAGACTTCTGTGATTTTTGTTTAAGGGAAGAGTGATGTACACTGTAGAGTTTGAATCTGATGCATCTGTTGTCACAACCTTAGATGATAACAACAAGTTTGAGGATGTTGAGTTGGTGATTGCAGAGGATGGTACTGTCTACCTCAGACAATTCGATGAGGCTATGCAAGAACATCAGATAATTTACATGTCCTACCAACAGATGATGGATCTTATGGCATCCCTTCAGTCACCAGAGGGTGCCTTTAGATTGCATATGCAAAACAAATGATAGATACAACAAATGCAATACTACTTATCAATCTAGTTATCAGCCTATACTTAGCTTGGAAACTCTACATCATTGAAGAAGAGCTTGACGAGTTAGCTGGTTGGTCTATAATAAGCATCATAAACATAGCAAAGAAGTTAGGAATACTAGATGAAACAGATAACGACACTCGTAGATGATATGTATGAAGTGATCCGGGGTGAAGGTGGCTGGGATGGTACCTCAGGCAGTCTCCTTGGTAATGGTATTGCATTGACTGCGAACCAAAGGTTTAGCAAACCACAGGAACCCAGAGGATACCTCTCCCTGTCCTCTGTCGGTACAGCCTGTAGACGTAAGCTTTGGTACAAGGTCAACAAGTCTACCGAAGCAGAGCCTCTGGGTGCTAACACACTCTTGAAGTTCTTCTTCGGGGACATGATTGAAGAGCTTGCCTTGACGGTAGCTATGGCTGCTGGTCATGATGTAAAGGGGCTACAGGGCAAGCTAAACGTACACGGTATCAAAGGACATCGTGACGCAGTGATCGACGGTATGACAGTGGATGTTAAGTCAGCCAGTCCATACGCCTTCAAGAAGTTTAAAGATGGTACACTTCGGGATGACGATCCCTTCGGTTACATCTCACAGCTATCTTCCTATGTCTATGCAGGTAAGGATGATCCTCTTGTCACTAACAAAACTGCAGGTGCATTCCTTGTTATTGATAAAGTTAACGGACACATCTGCTTAGATGTCTATGACTTCGAAGAAGAGTTGAAGACCAAAGAAGAAGAGATGGAAGCAGCTAAGGCCATGGTCAAAGGGGAGATCCCAGAAGAACGTATCCCACCTGTACCTCAAAGCAAGACATCACCCAACACACGCCTTGATGTTTCCTGTAGCTACTGTGAGTTCCGTAAGCTATGCTGGCCTGAGGTTCGTACCTTTCTCTACGCCAATGGCCCTCTCCATCTGGTGGATGTTGTCAACACACCCCAAGTGTACGAGGTGCAGAATGAAAGTTAGAAGTGCAAAGGATAAGGGACGTAGGCTGCAGAACCTAGTAAGGGATAGGATCTTGCAGTCCTTCCCTGAATTAGAGCTTGACACTGACATCCGTTCTGCTATCATGGGTGAGACTGGTGAGGATATAAAGCTGTCAAAGAAGGCTAGACTTTTGTTTCCGTACAGTGTTGAATGTAAGTCACTAAAGAGTATGGCAGTGTTTAGATACTTGGAGCAAGCACAAAGTAATTGTCCTACAACTGCAATGCCTCTAGTGGTTATAAAAGAAAACAGAAAGAAACCTCTGGCAGTCATAGACTTTGAATACTTTATGGGGATGATCGATGATACTAAAGATACATAGAATAGTCGAAGGACCATTTGAAATGGAAGAGACAATGTGTTATAATTTGTGTCTTGTTGAATATCCTAACGGCTATACGGCACACGAGGAAATCATCTACGAAAGTTTCGATGAAGCTTACGAAGACATCAAGAAACTTTCTTCAACAATAGATCCCATAGAGATAGAGTTCGATGTTTGATTTTGAGAGTAAGTTACGGGCATTGGTAGAGAACTATGGATTAGCCTATCTACTAGAAGACAACGAGATCACCGAAGAGTTTGTCATTAAGTTCTTAATAGAAGAAAGAATGATAAGCTTTGAAGATTACTTTAACACAGATGCAGAGATGCAATATTGGAAAGAGATGGAAGAATGATGAGCTTTAAAGAATATAAAGAATACTTGGACATGTACTCTGATTGGGTAGAAGGTAAGATTATGACCAAAGGTAATGATCGTATCTTTGAGAACACCCTTGGATTGGTGGGCGAAGCTGGGGAAGTAGCAGAGAAAGTCAAGAAGATGTTACGTGACAAGGCCCGTTACAGCAATGAAGAACTGCTGCACGAGCTAGGGGATGTGTTGTTCTACACTACAGCATTGGCTAATATCTACGGTGGTACACTCAAGTCTGTCATGGAATTGAACATGGAGAAATTAGACGGACGTGTAAAACGTGGCACACTACGGGGATCAGGTGACAAACGATGAGATGGATCTGGCGATACTGGAATTATCTACGGACATGGCGACAACACCGTGAGACAATCAAACAACTAAACCAACTGACAGACAAAGAACTAAATGACATTGGAATATCTAGGACAGATATTGATAGATTAGTTTGGTTACAAGAAGACTTAACAATGCGGGCACGAGGAAGAAATACTTATGGCGAATAACTACCTACCAACAGACTACCAATCTTTTATCCATACTTCTCGTTATGCCCGTTGGCTTGAGGACGAAGGACGTAGAGAGAATTGGGGTGAAACAGTTAAGAGGTACATGGACAATGTTGTTCGTCGTGCCTTAGACATTGACACCATTGCTATTGCCTCTGAGCTTGAGGAAGCTATCCTAGACCTATCTGTCATGCCTTCTATGAGGGCCATGATGACTGCTGGCCCAGCCTTAGATCGTGACAACACAGCAGGTTACAACTGTAGTTACCTACCCGTAGATGACCCTAAGTCCTTCGATGAGGCTATGTTCATCTTGTTGTGTGGTACTGGCGTTGGCTTCAGTGTCGAGAGGCAGTTCGTTCAAAAGCTTCCAGAGATCCCTACGTTGTTCGATAGTGAGACTGTTATAGTCGTAAAGGATAGCAAGGAAGGTTGGGCTAAGGCTCTCCGTCAATTGATTGCACTCCTGTACAGTGGTGAGATTGCTAAGTGGGACACAACTCGTGTTCGTCCAGCAGGTGCCAAGCTAAAAGTATTCGGTGGCCGGGCCTCTGGACCTGCACCTCTGATAGACTTGTTTAACTTTGTTGTCAAGGCTTTCAAGGATGCACAGGGACGTAAACTATCTTCAATCGAATGCCATGACATCATGTGTAAGATCGGTGAGGTTGTTGTTGTAGGTGGTGTACGTCGATCAGCAATGATCAGTCTATCTAACCTAAGTGATGATCGTATGCGTCATGCTAAGTCAGGCAAGTGGTGGGAGAATGAACCTCAACGTGCCTTAGCTAATAACTCTGTGAGCTACACAGAAAAACCAGATGCTGTCTCATTCATGCGAGAGTGGATGGCCTTAGTAGAAAGTGGGAGTGGTGAACGTGGCGTATTCAATCGTCAAGCAAGTAAAGTCCAAGCTGCAAAGAATGGGCGGCGGGATACTGACTATGAGTTTGGGACTAACCCATGCAGTGAAATCATCTTGCGTCCTAATCAGTTCTGTAATCTTACGGAAGTTGTTGTCCGTGCTACGGATAGTGTGGAAGATCTGGAACGTAAGGTCCGTCTGGCAACTATTCTGGGAACAATCCAATCAACCTTCACCAAGTTTCCGTATCTGCGAAAGGTGTGGACTACCAACACAGAAGCAGAACGCCTGCTCGGTGTGTCACTCACAGGGATAACAGACAATCCCTTGATGACAACAAAGAACAAAGGCTTGGAGAAGACACTTGAGCACTTACGTTCCGTGGCTGTTGATACTAATGCTGAATGGGCTGACCGCCTTGGTATACCTGTTGCTGCTGCTATTACATGCGTCAAACCGTCAGGGACGGTCAGTCAGTTGGTGGATAGTGCCAGTGGCATACATGCTCGCCACAGTCCCCATTATATCCGTACTGTCCGTGGTGACGTTAAAGATCCCTTGACACAGTTCATGAAGGATCAGGGTGTACCAAGTGCTCCTTGTGTCATTAAACCAGACCAGACTGTTGTATTCAGTTTCCCAGTGAAGTCTCCCAAGGGTGCTTTAGTTACTACTGATCTTACTGCTATCGAACAGTTAGAGATGTGGTTAGCCTATCAACGTCATTGGTGTGAACACAAACCTAGTGTGACTATCAACGTCAAGAAGGATGAATGGTTCGAGGTGGGTGCCTTTGTGTACAAATACTTTGATGAGATGAGTGGTGTATCATTTCTTCCATTCAACGAACATACTTACCAACAAGCACCATACCAAGATGTAGGTAAGCATGACTATGAAACTCTGTTGTCCTGTATGCCAGATGCTATTGACTGGTCAAAGCTTTCAGAGTATGAACAAGAAGACAACACCGTAGCCATGCAGACGATGGCTTGTTCAGGTGATGTTTGTGAAATCGTAGATCTAACATAAGGAGTTAACATGACAGGAATAGAAGTATACGCAGTAGTCGTTACTGTAATTGCCTTGCTAGAAATCTTCGCAACATGATCAAACGACCATTCAACAGAGCCTTGTATGAAGCTTACGATGCTAAGGCTAAAGAAACTCTGGTGTCCCTTCTCAAGAAGAAGGGGCATACCATCGTCAACACAGAAGAGAACTACAACGTAGATGTGGTGACAAAGAAGAAGGACTACACATACTTCAATGAAGCTGAAGTTAAGGTAGCTTGGAAAGAAGATTGGCCTACCCATTGGGCAGAGATCCGTATCCCTGAACGTAAGGGTAGGCTTGTTAAGATGTACCAGAAGCAGAAGGGTGTACTAAACTTCTACATCTTTCGTAATGACATGAAGCAGGTGTGGAGAATCAAGGATACCCTACTGACTGAGGACAACCTCAAGGAAGCTAAGGGTAGATATATCACCAAAGGTGAGAAGTTCTTTCACATTCCATACACTGCAGCAGAGTTAATAGACATCTAATGGTACAACAAGAACCTAAACGTACTCGACGTAAGACTAACTATAAAGGGGCGGCTCAGAAGAAAACTTCTGGGCTGCTTCCTCGTACACAAAAACAGAAAGAGTTTATAGATGCCCTCAAAGACTTCACCCAAATCTTTGTCCTTGGTCCTGCGGGGACTGGCAAAACGTATGTCACTGCTACTATTGCTGCCGACCTCTACACGACGAAAGAAGTTGATAAAATCGTCATCACAAGACCTCACGTTGCCGTAGGTAAAGAGCTAGGGTTCCTCAAGGGTGACTTGACTGAGAAGACTATGCCTTGGGCATTGCCCGTATTAGATGTATTGGAGAAGCACCTTGGAAAAGGAGCAGTTGAAACAGCAATCAAGAATGGTAACATTGAAATGGCACCTCTTGCTCTTATGCGGGGCCGTAGCTTCGATGATGCTTTTATAATTGTAGACGAGACACAGAACATAACAACACATGAACTTAAAATGTTGTTGACAAGGGTGGGAGAAAATAGTACAATCGTTCTTAACGGTGACGTACAACAGTCAGACTTGAAGGAAGCTGATGGCCTGTCTAAAGTTATTCACCTAGCTAAGAAGCATATGCTACCTGTTCCTATTATTGAGTTTGGTGTAGAAGACATTGTACGGTCAGACATATGTGCTCAATGGGTTAAAGTATTTATGAAGGAGAACCTATGACTGATGTTGTAAATAGACCAGCACACTACGGTGATGGACAGATAGAATGCATAGACTATATGAAGGACAACATGGATGCGATGATGTTCTTGGGATACTTGGAAGGTAATACTAAGAAGTATCTCCATCGTTACAGGTATAAGGGAAAGCCTGTTGAGGACTTGAAGAAAGCACAATGGTACTTGAATAGACTTATACTTGAAATGGAAGGAGAGAACTAATGATAGCAGCTTTAGTATTAGCCTGTCTTACAGATGGCTCTGTCTGTAAAACATTTACTGGCCCAGAGATGTACAAGACAAATGCAGAATGTCAACAGAGCTTAGGGATTGGCATCACACTTATCGAAGAACGAGGGTGGCTTGTTGTAGACTACTCTTGTTATGATTGGGGTGAGTCTACATAAAAAAAAGAGGAGCTTAACGGCTCCCCTTCCTTTTCTTACCTGATGCTGTTGTGGACCAAGATACTCTCTTCGGTCCTTTCTTTTTGGCAGCTTCCTTCTTACTGATGCTACCTGCTACCGCCTTGGGTCTGCAAGCAGGGTATCCCCGTTTCTCACCCTTGGATCTGCCACAGGGCTTACCTGTCTTGACATCGACCCATTGCTCACCGAACCATTTACCTAGACCACCCTTAGCCATTACTTCTTCACCCTGTTGTCTTTGCCCCGCCAGCCACCACCTTTAGACTTATACCACTTGGATGCCCAAGCATTAGCATAAGCTGATGGGTAGACTTTGAACTTCTTCTTTGCCTCTGACTTAGCTCTTGACCATAGAGCAGGTTTAGTTGGTGTAGGTCCAGCCATCTTACTTCCCCTTAAAGCTCTTAATAGTTTTCTTTTGGGTTTCATACTTACTAAAAGGCATTTGACGAGCAGGTACCGGGGGGCCAACGGGAGTTGTTTTCCCAAGACTTTGTGAAATCTTACGTTTGTAAGGAAGTTGGAATAACTTTTGACCACCTAATCCTGCAGGAGATTTAGGGTCTTTTTTAATCTTTGGTGTACGTGGTGCTTTCATTAGATTAACCTTTCTTAGTTTTATAATCTATCCATGTAGTAGAGAAGTGCTAGTAAACCAAGACCACAAGTGATGATGGTTACAATGAATATCAAACCCCACAACAACATAGATTCCCAGAACTCTTCAGATCGTTTTCTCTTATCTTCCAGTTCTTTCTTACGTTTAACCCGTATATCTTTCCTAAGGTTTAACAATTCTTGGTAAGCTGAGTAACCTCTAGTGGCTATGATAATCTCTCTTAGTTGGTTCTCAAGATCCTCTGCTTGCTTCCGAGCAACAAAGGTATCTAAAGCTTCCTCATTCGCAGATGAAAAGATACTACTTCTCTTCTTCTCGTGGTCCCCTTTAACCTCATCAATAGCATCGAAGAGACTTCCTAAGTCCTTAGCCAGTGAGGTTATCTCTTTACCTGCTGCCACACCAGCCTTCACAGCACTGAAACTTGCTAGTGCAATACTAATCGGGTCCATCTAACTTACCTCAGGCAATAACGAAATTAACTATCTGACCAGTTGGTTGTCTAAGCTTAGTGTAGTCAGGGCCGTAAGCATAGGGTTTATTCATTTCTATTTTCTGGACTATCTCTGCAGGACTGAGTTCTTTAGCTTTCTTCTTCAATGGCTCTTCACCCCTACCATTCTCAAAGACTACATTGGTATGTGTCTGAAATGGCATGTTGGGTAGAGGGAAGTAGGATATAAGTGTGTTGTTTACCATTTGACTTTGTTAGCCCAATAGGCTGCACTCATCTTACCCTTCTTGATGTTCTTAGCATGACGGGCTTTGAATGCTTTGTTCCGGGCTGACCCAGCAGGGCTACCCTTCACACCTTGTTGTCCAAACCTAATGATCTTTTCCTTACCACCTTCACATGCTTTGACAACATGAGACTTCTTAGGGTGATTAGGAGTGCTCTTAGGCTTGTTGCACTTCATCTTTGACTTATCTAGTTTAGCCATTACAAGCTGCCCTCCACTTAGCAGAGAAGTTGTCTACCTCTAGGATAGTTTGTGTTGTATCATCCCGTGATACAGTTGGCAGGGGTATGCTACAAACAGCATCAACGGAGTTGATCGTTGTCCCGCAACCTGTCAAGAGCAGCATCCCTATCAGTGTTAACTTCAACTTCATCAATCTTCTCTCTCGTTTCTTTGTAAGCCTTTAGGTTCTGCACCTTCTGCTTCGTCTTCTCTTTCTGGCGTCCAAACTGAATCGCCCCAAAGAGCACCACTAAGACACCTAAGGCACCTGCCACAAGGCGTTGTACTCGTGAGCCAACAATCAGGTTGAATAGCCACATCTTATTCCCCTGTTGGTCTAGCCATCGGGCGTAGAGATTCCATTGGAGCACTTGATACAGGTTCCACAGCTATTTGATCCTGAGGTACACCAAAGGAACTAGCTCTTGCGATAGCTTCTCTACGTGTAACTGTACCATCTTTACTAATATCTAAGCTTTTGTTAGCATCGTAAGCATCAGAACCTCTACGGTATAGAACATAGTCATCGTCTTTACCTATGCCTCTAGGGTAGTGGATAGCCATGTACAGATCACCGAAGTTTTTAATTCTGTTTTTGTAAGGCTTCAGGTAAGCTTCTACAAACTTCATCTGTTCCTCACGAGACATTGCAGCTAGTTCTGATGTTGTTGTACCCAGACCCTCTGCTGTGCTTTCTAAGAACTGGATCAAGCCTGTTGCAGAGGATGTCCTAGACTTCTCACTTGGAGAGAATGATCCGATAGTCTCAAACCCTATGATCCGTAGTAGATCTGTTGAGTCAATACCCGGAATACCTTCAGCCACCCGATTAACTTCATTAAGGAATGGTGCATCTATTCGTACATCTTCTGGTACATTAATTCCTTCTACTGCAGGTGGTACAACAGCCTCTTGCACATCTCTCACAATTGCAGAGACTTCTTCATCTGTTGACAGAGCATTCAGAGTTTCGTTAATAACTCCGATAGAAGTACGACGATCAAGAGCTTGTTCAAGATTGTATAGACCAGCTACTTGAACTACGTCCGTAACGTCTGTCATACGTTTGAAACCATCTTCAACTGCTACAGCTAAGTCACCTCCGTAGTATCTGTCTAAAGATCTGGTGAACTCTTGGATACGGATGCCAGAAGCACGTTGAGATAGAGCTTCCATGTCAAGATCGTAGTTATTCCCATTCCAAGATGCTAGGCTATTACCTTCGATAGAAGCAAGGTTACGTTCCTGACGTACCAGTTCTGTATTCAAGCCACTGCGTACATAAGTACGGGCAACAGCAGCACCTTCAGGATCTACACCGTCTAAATTGCTAATGTTCTGGATGAAGTTAGGGTTGGCAACAAGCTGACGTAGGAACGAAGATGATAAGAACTCATCATTTTCCATTGACATCATAACTGCACCAATACTTGCAGCATTCTCTACAAACTGTTGACGTCCTTCTGGACGTTGTAAAGAGTTGTTGTCGGTCAAGCTAGTTAGTTTACCTGATGCCTTCAGTGCATCGAAGTGTTCTTGTGGGGATAGACCAGAAATCTTAGCTTCTACTTCTGGTGGTAAACTCTGGATGGTTGCATCACCCTCTATTGCACCGCCTAATGGTACTTCATTCTGCTCAAGGATATGGCCGAAGAGTTGAGGTTGTGCAATGTCAAGATTAATACTCTTGCTAACATCCATTATAAATGTTTGTGCATCGGCACCCATCAAGCTCATCAGAGATGTCGGGTCTTTGATTGCAGATGCTGCAGCAAGGATAGATTGAGTAGAACCACCACCTTCTGCGAGTAGAGCATCAGAGAATGCTGTTGTAATTTCTTCAAACAATACATCAGAACTTGAAGCTTTAGTCAGCATTGTAAACATATTGTCTACATTGGTGATCTTAGCTTGTGTAGCTTTCCACTGATCATCAGTTATTGCAGTAGGACGAGACAACTGTACTTTGTATTGTGCCCATTGAGCTTGTAGGTTAGCAATACTTTGTGGGCCTACTCTTTGACCAGACTGTGTGGTTTGAACTAGACCACCCATACCTACGTTTACAAAAGTATCAACAGCCTCTGCATATGCAGCCTCAGTTTGCACTGACCACTTGTATCCAGCCTCTGCTTTAGAACGAGCAATAACATCTGCTGCAGCCTGAACAGTAGCCTTCTGGCCGATAGCATACTCAATCCGTTGGTCATCTGTAGCATCTTCTGGAAGTACAGCATAAGAGGCTATAAAGGATGCTTGCACATCAGAATCCTGTAGTGCATTCTCCATCATGAATGCTTCTGGATCTCTTCCATAACCAGCCCATTGCCGACCAGTTGTTGTTGTATAAACAGATTGGAAGTCTGTATCAAACTCAATACCTGCTGTAGCAAAGTTCTTGGCAAGTTGACGTTCTGCAATAAGAGCAGCACTCTCTCCCTTTTGATCCCGGATAGCTTCGATACGTTCTAATCCCTGCTGGAATACTGCAAGGTTAGGATCAATAGAAGTAGCTCGTTTAGACCCACCACCAGCTTGCTCTCTGCCATACTGAGATACAAAGAACTCACCAAGGCCAGCTAAGGCACCTATAGCAGATGGAGTTTCTACGGGTTGTATAGGACGTTCATAAGCTACTTCAGCCTGTAGTTTTGGGGCAAAGAGATCAGCCATTATTCAGTACCTTTCAGGATAGATCTTGCTGCTTGTAAAGCATACAACTTGTCTTGTTCGATTAGATTGTTTTGTATTTTCTGCCAACTCTTCTCAAGTGAAGTACCTGTAGATTTACGAAGACTTGCCATTTGAGAAGCAGAGAAACCAGAGAAGGCTATACGTTCATGCAACTCAGTCATCAACTGGATGGCTAGGTCAACATCACCACGATCACCCTCCATCAAGGTAAAGATACGTTCTGCATCTCTGTTGACTTCCTTACGGAAAGTAGAGAACTTCTTACCACTGGTATAGATCTTATTCAGGCGGGTGTAGTTCTCGACTACTTCAAGAGGTGTGAAACCAGTTAGGGCAACAATACCATCTCCGATAGTCATTTCACTTTCTAGTTCAATACCATTCTTACTGCGATACACACCGTTGTTAAAGATGCCATAGGCTTTAGCTATGTTGTCCAGACCTGAGGGTTGACGTAGAAGCTTAATGCTTTCCTCAGTAAGTGTAGCTGTCTGCCCATGTACGAGGGCAGTGATAGCACCCCATGCTGCAGAGAATACACCCCCTGCAATCTCACCAGAAGGGCCACCAAGAGCAGTGATTGTTTCTTCTTGGAATATCTTCTTGTATGTGTCTGTGAGGGCACCTACAGGAGCAAGACGTTGACCTAAGCCAATCTCTACATCACCACCTAGAGTAGCAACTAATCCGTCAAGCATACCATATTTCATTGTAATATACAAGTCACTATCTGGTGCAATGCCTAACTTTTCTCCAACATAGTCTGCTGCATTT